ATTATGTATGATTTTAAAAATAAATATATTTTGGAGGCACAAAATGAAGATAACGGTTGAAAGGGGAGGGAATGAGTAAGAAAATAGACCCAATATGTTTATTTCATGGCAAAAAGATGTCAGAACACAGATGTCTTTATTGTTGCATATGTTTTGAATTGCTAACTCCTGATGAGTGTTTTATTGATAAAAAGGGTGTAAAATGCGACATGTGTAAAGAGTGTGGCAAGAAGGAGGCACAAAATGACCAGTCCTAAGTGTAGAGATTGTGAATATTTTAGTATAAGAAAGCAAAAGTCTATGGGATATTTTGCACCTTATCATTGTTCTTACTTGAATCATGGAATTTTCAATAAAAATATAAGAATAGATTCAATAAGTTTATTTAAAGGTCAATTGTGCAGACATTATAATTATAAACCTATAAAATGGTGGGAATTTTGGAGGTATTTATGACCAGTCCTAAGTGGAAGAAGTTTATGTTAGAAAGTAATGGGATAGAGGGAGAATATGGTATCAATCCTAATGATGAGGAAGTTTTTGAACTAGCAAGAGATGGAATATTTAATGAAAAGTACCTATTAGATATGCACGGAAAAATAACGGAACATTTAGCTGTTGAATGGGGTAGTGAGTATAGAACTTGTGATGTAAGGGTAGGAACAAGTACTCCACCTTCATATAAATTTATTACAGGGATAATGAAGAAGTATTTTGAAGACTTTGATGATATGGATTCTTATGAGGCTCACAATAGATTTGAGAAGATTCATCCCTTTGAAGACTTTAATGGAAGAATGGGAAGGTTAATTTGGTTAAGTAAAGCTGTTGTTGAAGGGTATAATTTCCAAATACCATTCCTTCAAATGTACTATTATCAGACGTTAGAGAGGTATAATAATGAACAGTCCTAAGAAACCAGTTAAGAAAAGTCCAGAGATTGTAGAAAAACAAGGTTGGTCTTATAACAAACAGGTTGGATATAATCAAGCCTGTGAAGATTGGCAAGCCTACCACGACCACATAATAAGTCAGTTGCCTAGCAAAAAAGAACTTAAAAGAATGGTGTTGCTTCACGAAAGTATGTGGTTAGAAGTAAAGATGAAACATCAAGGTCGTAAAAACTATAGCAAAGTAAAAGAACTTGTAAATTCCATATATGCAAGACAAAGAAAGGGGTTAGATGGCTAAAAGAACAAAAAAAAGATGGGAATTTCTGTGCTGGCAAGCGTTAAGCAAGTGGAAGCGACAATCTGGAGTTTGTATGCGTTGTGGAAAGACTAAAGATCCCGGGAAACTTCATGCACATCACTTAATCCCAAAGTCTAAAGGTACGTATGCTAAGCTTGAACCTGACAATGTTGTGGCTCTTTGTGGTTGGTATTGCCATAAGATGTGGTGGCATGGACAGTCTACATGGGAAGAACAAAGAGATTTAATTGATAAGTGGATAGGGCTTGATAGATATCAGGAGATAAAACTAAAAGCTAATTTTTCTTGCAAATATGATGAGGACGATTATGATAAAATGTTAACTTTTTTTAAAGAACAAATTGCAAAAGGAGAAAAAGAATGTTAAATATAATATGTTATTCAGTAACAGGGGCTGTAGCAATACTTTTGTTTTTAAAGATGCTTTTTGGGATATTAAATTTATTTCACGATGTTGAAAGACATTTTCACGATGTTGAAAGACATGGAGAAATTTTTAGTAGGGTGTGGGATAGTATTAAGAAGTTAGAAAAACAGGTTAAGGATAAATAAAGTTTTGGCGTGAGTGGCGTGGTAGCCTGATAGTAGTTAGAGGCTTGAAACCTTTTAACCAATTCGCAGACCAACTGCCTCACGCTAAGTAAAGTTTCACCCTGGTTCTGTTCGAGAATAAGCCCTCCACAGACGCAAGTGACTTTCCCAAAAGTCAGCCAGGGTACAGAAAGGTATTATGAAAGAATCGGAAATACTAAAACAGAGAATACATATTAAACAAGAATTAATACATAGAAAAAAGTTAAATCCTTTAGAATTCTTTGAGCCTCTTCCTATTCAGAAAGAGTTTAATGAAGATCCTGCGAAAACTAAAGGTTTGCTTGGGGGAAACAGATCAGGCAAAACTGAAGACATTGCAGCTGACATTATAGATAAGTGTCTTGCTACGCCTAAGCAGAGATGGTGGGCAGTTGCAGAAACATTTCAAGACTCAGTTAACATTCAACAAAAAAAGATATGGGAGTTTTTACCTAAGACCGGTATGAAATATTGTAAGTTCGGCGAAGTGTTAGGATTTACCAATAGAAAGATTATATTCCCAAATGGTTCAAGCATCCAGTTTAAGTCTTACGACCAAGGCAGAGAGTCTTTTCAGGGTGACGGTGTGCATGGTATTTGGAACGATGAAGAGCCACCATACGATATTTATAAAGAAGAACGTATGAGACTTATGGATTTTGACGGTGAAATGATACTCTCTATGACTTCTCTAAAAGGTATGACAGACTTAATGAGCGAGATATATGAGAATTGCGATATACTTAGATCAGAACCTGCTCCACTATTAGATAATATGATGCTACCTAGAGTTGGAGAAAAAGACGGAATTAAGTTATATTTCTTATGGACACAAGAGAATATACATATTAATCAAGAGAGAGTTATGCAAGAAGCTAAGTTTCTTACTAGAGAAGAGATGAAGAGTAGATTGTATGGCGTTCCTATAGGCGTTGCTGGTAGAATATATACGACATTTAATAGAGATGTTCATGTTATTCCGTTTGATATGATTCCCGACAGGCAAGTTACTTTATATCACGTACTCGATCCTCACGATAGAAAACCCTGGGCAATGCAGTGGTGGGCAGTACATAAGACAGGAAAGGCTTATTGTGTTTGGGAATATCCTTTTAGTCAAAACTTCAACGATATGGAATCAGACGATAAGACATATGAGGATTATGGAGAAGTTATTAAAGATATAGAAAATGTTTTAATGGAAATTTTCGGCAGAAAAGTACACAAGAGAATAATTGACCCTAATTTTGGTAATTCAACCATTAAAAAAGCTGTTAGAAGTGGAGGGCAATCGCATACAACTGTTAAAAAAGAAATGGCAGCTCTAGGATTTAAGTTCCATGATGGAATAGACGCATTGCAAACTGGTCACTTGCAAGTTAAAAAATGGCTACATTGGGAAGAAAAAGATGATCAAATTATAGTACAACCTAAAATGTATATAGCAGATCACTGCCAGAATACTATAAGACACATATCTAGATATAGCTTTGGAGACATTGAAACTCATTCTGGAGACGTTAAGGATATAACTAAACCAAAAGATAAGTATAAAGATTTTTGCGACGATACTCGATATATGTTGATGAGTAATCCGACATATGTATCAGCGATAAAACCAGAACGCCCAAAAAGGGATAAAATGTATTAAAGGAGGAAAGATGGAAAAGAATGATTGGAAAGCGATATCGATTGCAGTAGCTTTAATTTTACTCGGCGTAAGTATTGGTTGGCTTCAATAGGGACATAACAATGCTCCTGAAATAGAAAACAAATATGACCATCCAATAAATATAAAAATGGACGCTAGAGACGTTGTTTTAGTTTATATAATGAACGAAAAAAATGATAATTGGTATATAGAGGATATTCATTGGATATCCCCAAAATACAATAATTATGGAAATTATAAAAAAGTTTCCGTTTCTCTATATAAACCAAATGAACCATGGATTAAAACATATTTTGATGTATGGGTTGAAAATATAAACAGCAAAGTAGTTAAAGTTAACGATCATGATGGTGAGTGGAGAAAAGAGGCTTTTAAAGGTTTTGAGTTTACATCAGCATTGGTGTTGGAGTAACATGCTATATATCATAATTTTCGGGATTATAGTCTTATTGGCAGTACAGTTAATTTCAGTTAACAACAAACATGAAAGAAGGAAGAAATGAGAAAAGTAAGAGCACTTAGAGACGATGTTATCGTCAAAGTTCATCACAAAGATAAAGTTGGAAGTATATTTTTTCCAACTGATACTGCGAAAGAATACAATGCTGACTTTTACGGAGAAGTTATATCTGTCGGCAAGAAATACAAGTATGATGTCCATGTCGGGGATAAGGTAATCTTCACAAGACATGAAGGTAAGCGAATAACTGTGGACGGAGAGAAGTATCTCGTCTTAAAAAGTCGGTGGGTTTTAGGCACAATAGAGGAGGATTAATGGAAACAGTTACTAATATTATAATGGGAATACTTTTCGCAGTTTTAGTTATTGTGCTTTCAGATATTTACTGCGCAATAAGTGGAATAAAGAAGAAAACCGATAAACAGATAGATGAATTAAGAGCTATGAATGACAAGTTAAGAAAAGATTTAGGCAAAGATAAGAAGTAAGGGGCATCTCCTAAAGACAAAACTTTTCGGATAGCCCCCAATCGTGATTATTTTAAGTCTGCTGTTACCTTTTTAGCTTTCATCACTCTGGTTTCAGCTCTTTCAGAATAAAATGTTCCGTCATAAGGAGCAACTAGAGTCTCTCCCTCTCTAAGCATGACAATCTCGTCTTGGTTAAGTACAAAGACAGATACTCCGCTACACCCTGTTAATACTATCCCAACTATCAAGAAGGTCAGACTTATTTTTATTCTTGTGAGAACTTTTAAGTTTCTTTTCTGCTTCATCAGCTAATTTCCTCTTTGTTCTGTTTCTTCTGCCATAATAACGCCAAATGCCAATCGCTATAGCACATATACTAGATATAATACCCAATATTGTAGCGTTCACTATTACCAGCCTATCTTAAAGTATTGTTTAGCAATTTCTTTGATTTTTGCCATAATTACATCATCTTTTTTAGTCTCTGTTGCAGCAATAAAAGCCTCAACAAATCTAACAAATGCAAGTATCGCAGCAGTATACTGTACCCAATATTCTTTAACATGTCCTACCAATGCCATAATTTTTTCAATATCCATAACGCCTCCTTATTTTTTTAGTCTTGATACACTCAACATAGGAATCAAAACTATTAATATAGCTAAAATTGTCTCTTCACTTCTAGGGTCAAAACTAAAGCCTAAAGCACCCATACAAACGTACGCAATAGCCCCTAATAACGTGCTGAAGCCTACTAGACGCCACTTTTTTTGAAAAGCTAACGTTAGACATGCAGCAAAGGCACACGTGCCTCCAAAAGACGCTCTGAGTAATATGCTCATAGCAAATCCGTATTTATCCGTGTATGGCATACTTAGTGCCAAAGCGAGTAACGGGAATGTGAATAACGCCCTCTGTAACCTTGAAAAATGACACATGCAAGCAGTTATCCATAGACTGCCGATAATTCTGCGGAGATATAAGCCGTAACCCATTCCTCCTATTCCGTAAAGAACACAAAAGACAAAAATGCAAAACAACTGCATTATTATTTCTTTTTGTCTCTCTATTTCATATTTTGATATTGTCATCTTTTTCCTCTAGCTCCTGTATTTTAAATTCTAACTTAATAAACTTGTCCATGTCTTTCTGAACTTCGCCCCAGTCTCTCGCTATTTTGCGGAATAACATGTGTTTTTCCTGTTTAAGTCGGTCTATCATTTAGTTCCCCGATATTCATCAAGCATTGTTTTGACAAATACTTTTTCATCTTTACTTAATCTTTCATCATATTTATTAAGTTTTTTTATGAATATATTTATAGACTCATCTCTCTCTTTTTTAGTAGCAACTGCAAATACATTTATAGCTTCTCTTATTGCGAGTCTGTTATAACTTGCAGCAAAAGGCATTTTAAGAGCTTCTGTCGCAGCTAATTTAGCACCACGTTGTCCAAGTACAAGCATAGCTTCATCTTTATCAATCGGCTCACCTTTTCTCATTCTATTTATAAGTATTTTTCTATATGTAGACTTTTCAAAAGATTCCTTTGTTCTTGTTCCTCTAGGTATTCTATCTATAATGTATCTTGTCATTAGTTTTTGTGCTGTGCTTCTTGATATATAACTCGGAGCTGGAGTAATACCTGATATTGAAATCCAAAGGTTTCTCCACTTATCATCTGGCGATGTTTTTTTCAGTCTTTCATAACTCATAAAAGATATTGGTCTAGCAGTTTTTCTGATATGTTGTATCTGACTATTCATCTGGTCTAACAAAGGATCTCCCTCATGCCTAATCTCAACATCAAAGAAATCTTTATTTGATAACAAATCTCCAAGAAGTCCCCATTGTGGATGTATCTTATGAGTTGTAGTTTTAAGAGGTTGAGTTCCGTAAGCATACCAATCTTTAGCGTATGTAGGCAAAGATAAGCGTTCTTCTGATCCGTCAGGATTTATGTTTCCAGTTCTAGGAAAGAAATAATCTTTTAATTCTTCTGGATATTTTCCAGTTAATATTTTAGTTATAGTCGCTCCAAGAACCATATAAGTTACAATAGCTCCAATAGTATAAGCCATTTTATGACTTAAAAACTTATCTCCACCTTCAATTCTGCCTTTAGTGTTTAGTAAATCAACTCCTGCACCAGCGTATTCTCTCCATGACCCTAAATTCCAACCTACACTACGAACAGCTAACATCGCAGCATCTTTTAAGATTTTATTCCAGAATAGATTATCGTAAACAAGTTGTCCCATTCTATTATCAACGCTATCCCAAGAAGACATTAATCTTACAGCTAGTTGGTCTTCAGTTAACTCGCCAGCTTCTGCTCTTTTTAATTCATGTTCAGCTAACTTTGAAAACAAACCTACCTTACCAGTAGGTACATACCAAGCCATCAAAGGTTTAGCTAAAGTTTCTAGGATAGAACCAGTTAAATTTAATGGGAACTGTAGAATACCTTTAGCTTTTTCTAATGGAGAACCTTTAACTATATTAGAGAAAGTTTTTTCCAAGCCCTTTATCTGTTGGTTATAATACATGGTATCCATTCTATCTCTACCACCAGAGTTTATTACCGCCTCTACCATTGTCCTTAATTTCGGATCTGTAATATTCTCTAATCCCTTACGATATGCTTTTTTTATTCTTGAACCACTCCAAACAGAAGGTATCGCAGCAACTGGAGATAAAACAATGTCTTTTAATCCAGATAACAACTGTCCTTTTGTCATTAGTTTTCTAAGACCTAGCCCAAATGTAGATGCGGTCATATCTGTTGTTACATTTAATGCGTGAAATCCACTAAGCGCTAACTGAACTTGGTTTAAAATGTTACCGGTCCCTCTTAATAGATTATAAGAATTTGATATTATCTTATTATCAGCACTTCTAAGACCTGGAGACAAATGATTATTCAATAAAGTTGCTACTGGCTCAGGTGCAGTCCAATATCCTAATGTAGTGAATCCAGGTATTTTTATTTTTGCGTCTGATTCCCCTAATACTAAAGATGGTTTAATGTCTAACAAAGGTCTAAGCTCTGCATTATTATTAAGAAAAGCTCTGAACATTTTATATAAATCTGGAGCAGTCTTTTTAAACTTATCAGGTGCGTGTATAAGAGCTTCCAACATTACAGCTTCTTTTTCTCTAGCTTTACGGACATATTTTGCAAATCCAGAATCAGGCTTAACGTGGCTTAACCTTTCGTACCGCATATCAGCTAGTTTCCGCCATTGCTTATCTATTTTTTGTCTATGTTCAACTGCTTCTTTTGTTGGTGTCCATTTTTCTCGACCCTTGTTTTTACCTCTTGTGATCTCTCTATATTCTCCATCATTAGTACGTCTCAACAAATCATATAGTTTATACCTATACCCAAGAACATGTCCTATCTCATGCGCAAGTACACTTTCAGGTGAAGCATATTTAGTTCGTACTCTCTCATTTCCGGTTTTACCATATTCTCCAAAGGCTTTACCTAATGCTCTACCACCAATGCTAACTAATCTTTTTGTATTTATACCTAAAGAATTAGATATATCAAGAAGTTGGTCAACTAAGATAACATCATACGCTTCTTTTTTTGTTATTTCTGGTGGCATGAATATAGTAAAAGCACTGTCATTTATACGCAAATATCCATCTGGTGTCTTACTTCTTGAATAGGTAAACTTTAGAAGTTCCTTTTCTTTTAAGTCTCTTATAATGTTTTGCGCCATTATATATCTATCCATCTCATGTATCTTTAAAGAAACTAAATCAACTGGATTTTCGCTAACAAGTTTTAATCCTCTCTCAACTCCGTCTTTAATTGTCATAATCTTTCGCTGTTTAAGAAACGATTTTGAACCTTCAAGTCTTTTTCTACCCAATATTGTGGAGATAACATTCTTTGCCTTTTTCGGGTCTTCCCATATATGAGGGAAATAATTCTCGTAGAAACTTTCCAAATGTCCTTTTCCTAAACTCTGCACAGCATCTTTTCTACTATCTAAGAGTTTTCTGAAAACATCAGATATCTTTTGAGTGTTTTCTGTTTGTTGCGGTTTCCCATTTTCCATATTATCCATGAACTTATATACATCATCTTTGCTCATCCAAGTAAAAGCTCTGTGTGCTTTCTTTAAAGTTTCTTGAACAACAACATCTTTATATGCTAATTGAGATATATTCTTTCTCAATATAGTTGCACCAAGTTCTGCTTTTTTCCTAGCTGCAGGAGCTATTATCCGCAAGGCTTCATCTATAACACTAAACTTTTCATCCGGTAGTTCTTCGTCTACCTTTGAATAGTCTGTCTTTGGTGGATGTTCCTTAACTGGTCTTTCATTTGCTTCAACAGTTCCGTACCCTTTTGGAGTTTCACTTGATACAGCAGCAACTGAAGAACCAGCACTTGCTCCTTTAACTTTGACTTCATGTGCCTTGTTATAAGTGTCGGTGAGTTGGGAATCAGAAAGAAAACTTAATTTATTTTTACTGTCAGAATATATAAACTCTGCACCAAGCCCAAAGGGTCTATTCTTATCAAATTCAGAAGCCGAGTCTGCTATAAGGTCTTTTGCTTTAACTTTTTTACTTACTACATATTCTTTGCCAGCGTAAGATTCGGCAGATAATCTATCTACTGTTACAAAATCGCCATCAACAATTTTTTGTGTCCTTGCATCTGATACCCCTCGATATATTGTAATCTCTTTTTCTGGGTCAATACCAAGTTCACTTATCCGAGCAGAATCTTCAAATATTTTATACTTAGCTCTTAATTGCGGATTGTAATCCCTATATTGGGTTGCACTACCCCTCATAAATCCCAACCATTCTTCAGCAGTCTTATACTTCAATGCTTCTTGGGCCAATTGAGCCACTTCTGACTTGGCTTCTTCTCTTTCGTATTCTACATCCCTGTTTCTTTTTTCTATAACAGTATCTTCCATATTGCTTATAAATTCTTGTTGTTTTTCTGTGAGTTGTTTATTCTCCATAAATTTATCAATGGCGTTTAAAGCAAATTTCTTTGTTAGTCCTCTTCCTTTAAAATATTCTGGAAAAGATGACGGAATAGATCCCCATTCTCCAGCATCAGTTTTATATCTTTTTCCAGCTTCTCCTTCTGAAATATCTGTACGTATCTCATTCATATAAGTCTTTTTATCTTCAAGAGACATTGGTTGTTCTGAAACTTTTATCTTTGGAACAAATGGAGTTATTGGTTTGATTGGAACTTTTGCAGTTGGTTTTACAACTGGCTTTACAGCTGGTTTTATAACTGGCTTGATTTCTGGAGTTGGAGTTTTTATACCAGTCTTTTTACCAACACCTCTTACAAATGCATATGGTTCTTTTGCGGGTTTAATAAATGTACGTTCAAGCCCTGTATCTATTTTTCCAGAAATAGACTGTGGTTTTGATACCTCTTTAATAAGAGTATTAGCCATCTTATCAGCTTCTTTAGGTGAGATGCCTCTCTTTGAAGCCATCTTTATAAATTCTTTTTTCTCTCCCTTTAAAACTTTCACCATTTTATTATGAGTTTTAATCGCAGAAACTAGGTCTTCACCCTCTTGACCCATTGATTTTGCAGTTTTTTTAGCAAGTATTTTAAATTCTGGAGATATAACAGAAAGCCCAATTAAACTTGCAGTTCCAGATGCCATACTATACCATACTGGAGCTTTTTCTCCTGTTACTGTTTCATAATAATTTGCCCAAATATCACTAAATCCTTGTGCATACTTTAAGTCTTCTGGTGGTATATTCTTGCCACCTGCTACTTTCAGGTCTTGTATAATGCTTCCAGCGTAGTCCTTTAAATTATCTGGGATAGCTTGTAATATTTCTTTTCCAGACTTTCTTTCTTGAATCGCTACTCCAGGACCTGATATTAATGCTTCTCCCCAGAGTAAAGGGAACGCACCTTTAACAACTGCGTTTATTCCAGATAATGTTTCCCATGCTTTTTGTTTCTCATCATAGTCAGGGTGTCTCGGATCTCTAACATTGTATTTTATTCTTTCGTCTTCTTCACCCAGTTTTGTACCAACATCACCAAGAGTTTCCTCCAAAGCGAATGGATTCTTAGCTCCCTTAAAAGCGTCTGAATCTGTAGCTGTTAATTGTTTAGGTGCAAAATCTGTTACTACTTTCTTTTCTGGCATAAATGGTTCTATAGTTTCTTCTGCTTTTCTTACTGGTTTAAATGGTATTTCGCTTGCCCCAGCTTCAGTATCCATAAAATTCCCTATCTTTTCCATCCAAGACTCTGATGATTCTTTGCGTCTTTCTGTATGAGGTTTGCCAGGTTTAATAAATCTATTTTGCAGAATATCTGTTATTTCTGATAAGTCATCTCGCTTAGATGCGTCTTGTATCTTTTGTCTGTTACCAGCACCTATATCATAGTTGTCTCCACTTTTTAAAACATCGTCTATAAAGTCTATTTGAGATTCATTGCTATCTTGTTTATCTGTATTTTCAATATAATCTTGATACCCTTTTTTCATACCACCTGAAAACTGAATTAAACCATATCCTTCACCACCAACTTGGTTAGTATCATGTTTGTATGTCCCACCAGTTTCAACATCAATATGACCCATTAATGCGGAAGAAACAGTAGGAGAAAATCGTTTCAATAATAACTTAGCAACATTTTCATCGCTACGCTCTTCTTCAACCTTTTTAATAGGCTTAAAAGTTACTGAATCTCCCATTCTCCTCCTCCAAGATATTTTGCTTTCCTACCATCCTCGTCTTCGTAAACCGCATCTAGTTCATATTCATCATTTGGTTTTTGTTCTTTAACTTCTGCTTCTCCATATTGATCCCAAGCACTAGCTTCTTTGTCTTTACCATAAAACTTGTTTTCTAGGATATGTAAATATTCAGCTTCTTCGCCAGATAATGTTCCAGTTTTTTCTTTTAATCTTAGATTGTTTACAACTTTTGCAATTTTAGCATAGTTTTCCTGCGGTGGTGCTTTAGGTGTATTTGGTTTTGGATTTTCTCTAAGATAGTCTTGCTTTTCATAATAGTAGCTCATATCGTCTTTTCTTTTTTGCCTTGCTTGATCTTCTTTGTATATATTTTCTTTATCAGCTTGACTCTGATCGTACGCTCTTTCTTCTTTTTCTTGTTCTTCTTCGTATCCTCTTTTTTCTTGAGCTTTAACTTGAGCTTGCTCGCCTTTAAAAGTTTCCTTCAATGCAAAATCTTCCATTCCACCTTTTCTTTTAAGTCTCTCCTTTAAGAGTTCATTCTTAAACTTAGCCTTCTCTACATTGTATTTTGTAGCCTGATCCATTATCTTAGCAAATGCGCTTGCAGGATTATCAACTTTTCTATCAGCCATATCTACCTCCCAATTATATTGTTCTATCATTAAAGGATGCTAATGTTTTATTGTTGACATCAAGTCCATTTAATGATATGATTAATTTATGAAAAAAATTCCCAAATACATCTGCTCATATTAAATTTCATAACCTTTCTAAAGCTAATTCTTTATAGCCTGTACATTTACAATATCCTTTAATGGACTTTCCATTTTATTATTTCCCTTAAACCCATCTTTTGTAATTTCAACTTCTTGATTATTAGAATATTTTACTCTAGTTATATTTCCATTTTCATCTCTTTGCACTTCTGCCCAAGATGCACATCCAGTACAAAACAATAATGCGAATATTATTAAATACCTCATGCTACGCCTGCTATACCTAAATCTTTTAAAGCATTATCTATCCACGCCTGAGTTGTATCGTTCTGACCTGAAGCATCTTGTCCTCCAAAAGAATCCATGCTGTCATACATACTTTGAAACCAATCTGTACCTCCGCCACCACCACTCATACCAGACATTGCCATACTTCCTAAGCTCCCTAACATATCCCAACCTTCGCCACCACCTAGATCTTTTTGCGTAGTAGTTGAACTTGACTGTCTCATATCAGGTTTCTGATCCATCATATTAAACATATTTGAATACCAGTCTTTAGTGAACTGCTGTTTTTCCTGTTGCTCTCCAGTTGCCATCTTAATTGCCATTTCACTTAATGCATCGCCTTCTTCAGCGCCCATCTTAGCAATAGTTCTTAATTCTGCAGGCTGTCCGCTCATATTTCCTGCTGCCGTTCTAGCTTTAAGTTTGCCAGACAATCCAGGAGTTAATGCTGATCCCCAATAATGCTGGGATATCTTTTTCTGCGCTAAGTCTTGAATATCTCCCCAATTACTAGATATTTCATCATAGTCAGGTCCTCCCTTTAATTTGTCCCAAACGCCTGCTCTGGCTCCAGCAGCTTCTTCAAATTCAGGCATCTGAGTAAACTCTCTTGAAGTAGTCTGCTCACTTCCTTGATCTCTGCCCCACATATCTTCCCACCAGCCCATATTAGTTCCTTTCCTTCATAAGAGTGTCTTTGATTTTGTCCTTATATTTAAGGACTTTTCCAGAAGCCTCTATGTCTGTTATAGCGCTATCTATTAATTTTTCTCTAACAATATCCATTTCTTGCTCTAGATTATACTTTTCAGCGTTCACTTTATCGAAATCTATATCCATGATAACTTTTTGAACCGTTTCTTCTGATACGCCATGCACTTTCATGTTGTTAGCAGGTCCGCTAAAACCTCTAAATTGCGGATATTTTTCAACAACCTTATCTTTAATGTAATCCAGGTTATCGTACTGCTCTTGTGATAATGTCATGCCAAAACAGTTTGTAGTAAAACTTAAAATTAAAACCAACATAAATAACTTCTTCATTTTTCCTCCTTAAAATTCTTCAACTATTAATACTCTAGCATTTGTTGTCCCAGGTTGAGTCACTGTTCCAGCTCCAGCTTTCCACTGACCTTTTATAGTATGCGTTCCAGAACTTAGCGTTCCTTGCCAAACTGCATCTGCTTGAGAAGTCCCACCTGCATCTGCAACTAATATCCATCTTGAAATTTCATCAGTTCCATCAATATCTATAACCAAATAGAACACGGAAGCGGAAGTAACGTTACATGGAGCATTAAAGGTAACCTTAGTAGGTCTACCAGTTGATACGAAATATATAACCATATCATCCATATCAGTATAACTTGATGTGCTAGTAGAAATACTCGTTGTTCCTTCAACGCCTATAATATTACCAACATCTCCACCTTTGTCATTTCCAACACTTACTATATTACTTGATGCATCATTAAAGAAATAACCTATTCTTTTATAGTTAGTTTTGCCAGTAGGTGTAGTAGCATTTGTTGATATTGTAACCGTAAAAGTTGTAGCGTCTGCATCAGCAACTGCATATACATAATACTGAGTAGTATCATTCTCAGCACCTGTATCTATATCTGCCCATGTAACAGCTACAGACGATGTATTTCTACGCCAATTAACATCACTACCATCTGAGTTTGGTATAGCAATTTCTCCGGCTAAAACGCTCATAGTAGATATAGAACTATATAATAGCGTACAGTTCTTTCTGTATCCCTTAACAAGAGTATCTAACGCTACATTATTAATAGTAGCTACCCAATAATCAATATCTGAGGCATTTGTTCCACCTGCAGGCTGGGTTTTTGTGAAATCGACTGAATATGCTTGAGTAGCAAATAACATAATTACTACTAATAAACTTAATATCTTTCTCATTTCTCCTCCTAAGTTTTTATAATATATATAAGCGTTAAGTACGGTTGTAAATTTCCATCTGTTGTTCCTGAGGTATTAATAGCGTCTGAAGCCATAATTTCTGGAGCTGTGTCAGCTACAAATCCAGATGTACTAATAGGAGAAGAACTTTCAAGCTCTCCTATATAGTGATCTTCTGGAGAACTAAAAGTGCTAGTATCAGTATCACATTTTACAGTATGTCTATGCGTTCCAACGCCATCTTCTGCTCCACCGCTATCAGCTATAGCATCTGCATTAGTTAATCTCACATCACCATCATCTTTCATAACAACAACTCTACCTATTAAATCTGGAACATTAAATGTTGTTGATCCATCTCCTACTCCAAATATTGTGCTTACTACTGCAAATAAATCAGAATAAGTTGTTCTGCTTACTGCTGACCCATCACATAATAACCAATCTGTTGGAGCCGTGCTAGTTGTCCACGCTGTTACACTACCAGTTGGAGATGCATTACCTAAACTTGTAGTCAAATCGTCTATCTGCGTCTGTAAGTTATTATTAGTCTCTTGTATCTTTCTAAGTTCTTCATTTAAAACAGGTACAGAATCTTCTTCAAAATCAGTTATAAGTTCATCTGAAAATACTAAATTATTAGGAATTAGTAATAAGCTGGTAATTATTAGTAGTTGTATAAGTTTTTTAATCATAATCCTCTTTATTTTAATGGTGCAATATCATACATAACAAATATCTTCTTTATGTTTAATGGCTTATCATCATCATTGGTTATAGTAACTTTTATCCATTCTCCAGCTAATACTCCGTTTGTGAAATACTCTATGTACTTATCCGGATACGTGTTCAAGTCTATGTCAAACGTGTCAGAATCGCCCTGTAGCGTCTCAAATTTAATACTTAGCGTTCCACTTTCACCTTCGTGCAATACATATATCTTTTTAAGTTCTTTGTTATATCCAGTTGCTCCAAAGTCTAACCATCCGCTTGTCCAATTTATCGGAATAGTATCTACTTGCGCAGAACCAGCTTTATCGTATAATATTTTTACGTTATAATTGTCACTCTTAATAATATTGGGCGTTGTCGTGATATCGTTAGTAACCATATTAATCATATACTGCAAGTAGCTATCAGATGTTATGCTAGAAATATCTGAACCTGATGTTGAAAATGCTGTACTCCAAGCTGTCCAATCATTCGTTGCTGAAATTCCTTGTTTAATCATCACTTGATCGAACAAGGCGGGTGCATTTGCTCCATCTATATTTGCGCATTTAAGTGTTATAGTTGTTGCTGTTGAGTTTAACGTAAGCGTTGTCGCTGTATTCTGCCAAGCATCTGTATTAGTATAATATGCTCTAGAAGATGACACTCCATCGTCTATCTCAATATATACCTTATCTGCTACGGTATTTGCACTTCTTACCCAAGCATCAAATACAAGCGTCTGTGAAGCCCATTTAGAACCATTAAATAATTTCTGACTAATAGTGGCTGCTGTATTAACTTTAGCTGCATAAGTGCCTCTGTAGACCGTAGTGGTGTCCGAAGAACACGGAATTATGGTAACTGGCGTAGCTGTCCAATCGTTAGGTGAAGTCCCAAAGTTATCCCATAGCTCAAAATCATCATTTATAAGTAAATTCTTCTCTCCAGTAGGACTTGTTCTTAGCTGAAATGTTACCGTACCTCCACTATTTGGTATAGTCTCATTCCAATATAACTTATCATAAATAGCGTTTATAGTTGATATTGGTTGAGATACATAGTGTCCATTCTTGTCTGACCTATCTATAACGCCAACTTGCTTATTAATTGAGCTTACAAGCTCGTCTATAGTCTCTGTACGCGATATTTCAAGTACAGGATCATTAGTATCTCCGCCTATTGAAGTAGGCACAAGCCTCATATCATCCCATAGTCCTGCAAAATCGCTATGCCTTCTGTGAACTACCTGGCTAATTTCTTCAGCAAATGAATATATCTTACCTGAATCTGAAGCTCCAGAATATAATACACCAAAATCTGTACCACTATTAAATGAAGCAAAACAGTTAATATTTAATAAGTCTATTGAATAAGCATTACTTAATGTATCAAATACGAATATTCTATTATTATGCGATGCACCTACTCGTGAAGATGGATAAGCTAAATAGTAAACACTATTATGATATATTCCCCAACAATTCTCCAAATCAGTTGCATCTATGTCTTTTATGTCAGGAGTTATTACTTCAGATATTAGCTTAACATACTGTCCACTAAAGTTATAAATTCCATCTGTTGATAGATAGTACACTCCAGTAGGTGTGCTAGAAACTGAATATGGAGCTTGACAACCTATAGAAGTAAAAGGATCCGAAATAGTCCAATCATCAGAAACTCCATCTGTATATATTTTCTGTATTGAGTTGTTTTTCCCTACAGTTAAAACTCCTAAAACATGTTCTATAAAAGTTACTTCATCACCATCATTTTTTCTTATATCTAAATATTCATCAGAAGCAAAATAATCGTGCAATCCATCATCTGTATAATATGCCCTGGAAGCATTACTAGAAGGATCATTAGCTAAAAACAATCTATTAAAATGCACCAGTATAAACTTGCTTAATGGTGGTTTATCTTGAAAATAAGTAGTGTCATCTACCGTAGGCATGACTGCACCTAATGCACCATCTGCGTCTGAATCAGTTAATATGACAACTGTATTGTTCGCAATAGTTCCGTTTGAAAGAATTTTATAAACAGTACCACCAGTTAAAGTTCTATATATCTTTCTGCCAACAACAGTCTCGCCTAAGAAAGTTGTAGGCGCTATAGGTATCATACTTAAATCTATATCGTTATCTGATACAGTAATTACATTAGAAGCAACATCGAATAAAGTTTCATATGAAGACGTGTAAAACGTAACCTTATATGTGTATGTTCCATCAGGTCCGGCTCCAGAGCCTGCATCAGTTGCTAATGTAGATCCTAAATATGTCGCACTAGAACTTGAGCCATCATATTTAACTGGTTGATTATATCCATCTGTACCAATAGCTATATCGTGCCAGGTCTCCCATTGCCATCTTTTATCTCCAGTAGAGACGCTTAATATAGTGTCAAATGCTCCAGTAGATTCATTATAAATCTTTACTGTGTTTGATACATTACATATTAAAACCTTTGTTCCATCGGATAAATATTGTCTATGCAATCCTAAAATCGGATTAATTTCAGAAACTGTTCCAAATAGATTAACAATATCTCTTTTAGAAATGCTGCCAAGCTCGGTATCAAATCGTATATTCTCACAAACTATGCCTTGACCTTTAGGTATAGAAAACTCAGAAGTCTTCGTATTCAATCCTTTGTCAAAAGAATCAAACTTAAACATTTTTCCTTTTAGTTCATCTTCGGCAAACGTGCTAGTACTTGCCGTTAGAACCGCTATAATAACCAGATGGTATAATACGCGCTTTATCATTCATTCCTCCAGAGATTGCTTTTTTCATTCGTTTTGCAAATGTATAGTATTCTTTTTCTGCTTTAGTGGCTTCCTGATCCTTGCCTATTTTTTGCTTAGCTTTCCATTGTAGATATTTTATTATTCCTGGGTGATATGTCTCTAGATAAGACAATTGATTGTATGGCGTCTTTAAGTCTTCATCAAAATCGTTAGAGATATATATTGTACTTATAGCTATTTCATCAGTCGAGTTAGGTGGAACGTCAAACCAGATATACTGATTTCTTCTAAAGTATCTTTTTGGAACGCCACTGTCAGCAGTCTTCCAATTCTTTAGCGTATAGTTCATCTGAGATTCAGTTGCCTTTCTTAAAGGTTTATCGTTAAACCATACACCACCACCAGGATACTCGTCTATCTCTTCAAATTTGGCTATCTCAGCGGTTAAATCATAGTATTGAGTATCTTCAACAGCATCAAAAGTCTCAGGAATGTTTGACCGGATAGCCTTTGAAAGAGAACATATGTCCTTGTCTCCATCTAGTATCCAACCATTTATAACAACATCAGTTGCAACTCTTTCTGTTACTTCTGGATTCTCTGACCTAAATCTATTTCTTATAGTCTCTCTGTTCATATTTTCTCCTTTAAAATGTCTCTGATAGCTTTTTGTATGTAAGTTATTTTTTGCTTATCGTTTCTTAATACTAACTTATCTTGCTTATATTTAAGAACATTTTTAGCATGCTGAGCCTTATCTTTTGCTAACGCTTGTTGTCCATTAAGAGTTTCGTCCCTTATTTTATCTAAGTCACTATATTTAGACCTGCTCTTAGATGTAAATTCTTCTAAATCTTTTAACTTGGTTGTGTATTCTTCTATTAGTTCGCTTGACTTTTTATCTAAAGCTAGTGCTTTGTCTGTAGCTTCTTTATATTCTTGCCGGGTTTTAATTTGGTCTTTTATATCTTTATCTAATATAGTTCGCTTGATCTTCATGCCTTTTTTTTCGCTCTCACTCTTATTTATAAGCATAGAAAATGCTTGTTGAGATTTTGCTATTTTAGATACAGTTTTATTTAACTCAGCTTGCTTTCTAAGAGTTATAGACTCAACAGATCCAAGAGTTTTTGCAGCACCTTCTATGTCAGATTTAAGACCATCGAGAGAGTCTAGCATAGACTGCTTACTATCTTCCATCTCTTTAGATTCAGTCTTCATATCTTTATAGAATGATCTATATTTCATTATTCTAGAAGTAATGATTTTTAACTCCATATTAAGAGCGTCTTTTTTGTTTCTGTCTGTCGCCATCTTTTACCTCTTTATCTTTCTTTCTAAAAATTCTATCCCAACTATCTGAGTACACTTGTCTATTCTGTATAGGTCTTTGTCTCCAACCCTTGCCGTTCATAGTCTATTCCTTTACTGCTAATGCTTCTTCAACAATCTCATATTTAGTCGCTAATCCGTTGGCTTTACGGCTTATATCAACATCTAATTGATATTGTGTTACTTTAGCTTC